GTTGTATAATAATAATAATGCCATGTTGTTTTCCTTACGTACTAGTCCTATAGTAGGCTCCCGAGGCTGCGGGGTTTTGAAGCCCCTTTAATGTGCCAACCGAGGGGAGAACAGTCACTACTGCAGACTGCTACTTCCTTTAGGACCACAGTACATCAATTATTCTTACTCATCTTTGACTTTTTCATCTTCTAAATCTACGTTGCTCTCCACTGATTGTGCTATGTCAGTTACTGTGTCTAGTGCCTTGCGTATATTCTCTTGTTCTATCTTTCGTGCAATGGTATTAGGATTGATATTCCTTGGGTAGTCACCAAATATCAGTTCATAATACTGCTTGTCAGCTTCAAATATCAGCGTGTTATTCTCTGAAAAAGTTAGTTGTCCGAAAGTGTTAAATTCACTAGTATAATAAAATTTTGTATTAGGCTCCACGGTTACTGTTGCTGTGTCTCCAATATTAATAAAGGTTACTATATAATTGTTTGTTTCATATGACATGGGTACTCTAGTTTGTAGTGTTATACTGCCTAATACGGCTACCACTGAGTTATTATAATATATGGGTATTTTGGAGGATGGTGCCTGGCGCATTTGTATCGCAGTTATATTAGGTTGGTTTTGTAGTATCCATACTGGTGTAAGTGATTGTTGTTCTGTTATTGTTAGTAGATATGTACCATTATAATAAACTTCCACTGCTCCATTTTGTTGTTTTTCAATGTCTAACCTAGTGCCTGTTGGTATGATGATACCGTTTAACGTCTGTTGTTTCAGTGTATATGCGCTGCTATTATTAAGTACTTGAAAGTTATTATCTAATGTTGTTCTACCTTTGTTCTGGTACATAATACCAGTTCCAATGGGATTCTTTAGTATATATTTATATGTTATATAGAAATATCCTGGTATTATGGGTTGTGAGTTTGCGTCTGTGCAGCCTATTTGGAGTGCCATGAATATGAATGGATTAGACTCTTGGTCAATTGCACCACCCATGCGATATAAATTATACTGTAAGTTGGTCTTCATTCTAACTGTTGATGTTGCTGGCTTATAGCATTGGGTTAGGGTACCCCCATTGGATGTTTTCAGTGTTTGTTGCAAATTATCATCAGTAGGTACCTCATTCCATAAGGTACCAGCTAGCACATTACCCTGCTGTGTCACTGCGCATTGTGGTATATAATGGACCTTGAAATTAAGTGGTCTGTAGTTCTGGTAGCCTTGTGCTATTGCTGAGATTCTTGTTCCCGTCCAGTAAGCAGGGTTTGCTGGTATCATAGTAATAACTGAAGTTGTTGTGTCACCGTTTAGCTGTGTAGGTATCTTGTATATAAGGTCAGTACCTGAGACAATTGCTGAAGTTCCGCTTAATTGCATTGTGTTAAATGTTTTTGGTATGTTCTTGGTGTAGGCTGCTGCCATCCTATTACGGTTTCTACGTCTATTATTGCTTCTGATTGCTGATATTCGAGCCCGTCTATTATTACGATTACGTTTCCGGTTACGTTTGTTCCTGTTACGTCGTGTTGATATATTGTTATTGTTGTTATTATTATTATTGCTATTGCTATTAGTGTTCATTTTACTGGGCCCACCTCTCATCAATCATGCTTTTCAAATATTCTGGCATAAACTCCAAATCTATTTGCTGACTTATATATTTAGCTTCCTGCTCTGTCAATTGCTCATCATGCTGTTCCATCTTCTGCTTCATGTATTCCCAATAATCACCATTAATTTGCTCCATCACTATATCATGTTGCACATTTTCAGGGTATTGCTGCTCTAATTCATCCATATATTGTTCCATTTCACTGTCTACTATTGTCTTATCTTTTATAATCTGATTGAGTCTACGAGAGTTATACTGTTGCAACTGCTGGTATGTAATATTAATTTTGCGCATAATCTTTTCGGCGAATAAATGATACTGATCTGCCATATAGGAGAATATGGATATGTTAGCGTAGGTCTTGCGTAGTGCAACTTCTTGGTCCAATGCGTACTGCGCTAATTGTCGGTAGTTATAATTTTTTGCTTTACGTGAATACTTCGCTAGATTGAAATATTTTTCCGGGTTACGCGTTAAATAGATACTATCCTCATTTGCATTCTTCCACCATGCTCTTAAGCTACAGAATGTCAAGGTATCAGCTGCACCTATTGTTAAAAATTTTAGTACTTGTCCTAAGCCATATATACGTGTATCTGGTTGGTCAGGATTTGGATTAGCTGGTAAGAAATATGCATAGTATAATTTATGTATATAATCGTCATCTACATATGGTTTATACATGACTGTAAAATCATCACCTTTAGAGAAGCACACATAGTCTTTTCCATATTCTAGGTCTGCTTTGTCGTTGACATATCGGTTGTACATAGCCATCCTAATTGTGTTCATGAGTGTTGTATCACAATCCCCGGAAAAGACAGTTCCCAATACAGTATATTCTAGGAGCACATTACGACGTCCATTCTTAATCTCTTCAATTTGCATAGTTTTTGTGAGAGCAGTTGCAACATTAAGGAAATCTTGTTTTGGCACATGATAAACTTTGTCCACTATTCGTTTGTATATTTGCCTGTCCAATTCTTTTAGTGAGACATCTTGGGTGTTGTCAAATGCAGAACCATCGCCTTCAACTACTTTAGTAAACCCCAGACTTAAATAATTATTAATCATGTTTTCCATTTGCGTTAAGTTTTTATTGCCACAATATGCATTCAGCTTGTGTGCGCAGATGTCCTCCAATGCCCATGTGACAGGTCCCATAATGTATTTTGTTCGCTGGGGTATGGCGCATACATTCCTGGGTTTACCATCCATTTTCTGTAATTCCTCTTTTAATATACCCGTATATTTGAAATTTGCTAGCTGTTTCAATTCATACTTACTTAATTCATGTGTGTCACCTTTATAGTACTTTAGTGCTGGTCGTAGTTGTTTTTGTTTCTTACTAGATAGATGATGATACCAATCTTTAACTGAATACTTGAATTGTGATAACTCCTGACCAATTTCCCTGTCTATTATATTTAGTGAGTGATTTACGAAATCAT